AAAACCTCACCTGCCTTATCACCAAACTTCTCTTTCATCAGAGCATCGGCTTTGTCCAAGTTTTGCTGCTTGGTCTTAGCTGATTCCCGACCTACTAACGTTTTCTCAACAAGCTGTTGCACATCTTCAAGTTTGAATACTTGAACAGGAGGGGTGTCGTCCTCTGGTGAACCGCTGTGTTTTGACATACGTTCTAAAACCTCATCAATGGTCTTAGCTGAAGCAGCCTGCTCACGTAGTTTACGGTTTTCCTCTTTCAAGGTTTCAATAAACTGGTCAGCGTTGGTATATGCCTTAGCCAAATCCTCGGGGGTTTTATATTTTTGATTCTCACCAACTAATGCGGTGAAAAGCTGTGCTTCAGTTGTCGCTGTCGCAGGGGCGGTAGTTTGGGGGTCTTCACTACCAAAAATGGTTGCATTGGTCATGCGTTGTATCTCCTAAAAAGTAAAGTGCTTAGAGTAAGCCCTATTGAAAGTGTTACCCTTTTGCTGAATCTGGTAACATAGAAATGATTAAATCTGCCATTTTAACCTGTCCCATATTGAAAGCAAGCTTAGCATAGTGGTTAGGGCAGTCAAAGTCATCTTTCTTCATAACTGCCAACTCTTCCTTAAGCTGTACAAGGGTTTTGTGTAAAGCCTCTAAAGAAACTGAAGAGTTATTCCAGAGTTTGGTAAACTCTTCATTACTAGTATTTAAAGGTTTATTATTTAATAATAGTTTATTCATAGTATATATTATATATTATATTATAGTTACTATATTATATATATATATATATTACTATATACTTATATATTAATATAATAACTATTATATTATATTACACCATTCCTTCTTCGCTGTCAACCCCCTCTTCAGGAGGTGGTCCTTCTGGGTCAATCATTGCTTCAGTTTGTACATCTTCAGACACTTGGTTCATAATACGCTGTGTCTCAGCTTGTTCAAAGATTGCAGCATTGTCTTTCACAATCTTATAGTTGTGCCAGCCTAGGTTCTCTTCCATAGCTTTAGCAATGGCTTTACCTGAGATGTGAGCAGCTACAGAAGGCATAGCTTGCATAGCAGCCATAGTCTGTGACAACTCTTGGATAAAACGGGCTTGGTCGCCAAAGTGACGTGCTCCAATAGGGTATAGCTTACCTTCAGCAGTTAGGTCAGCCTTGGTCACTTCTACGTACATTTCAGTGCCATAGTCTTCGTCAATGGTACGAATACGCTCAACACCTTCAAAGTTACGGATAGCTTCAGCCAACATACCGTTTAACAAGGGTTCTAGAATGTTACGTTCAAACCAGCTTACCTTGCTTTGGAAGATACGTCCAGCAGCGTTCTCTAGGCTCTGTACTTCATACTTTGTCTTCTCGCCGGGGGTACGGATACCCATAGCCTGTTTAGGCGCTCCTGCAAGCTCTTCCATGCGGTTCATCAACTCGTTAATCTGCATGTCAGCTTGTAATGCCGTAGCATCAGGACGTAGGAACTGCACGTTACCCTCATCACCAGCAAACACGGTAGCTCCGGGTTCGTACTCAAACTCTTCTACGGTAGAACCAGTAACCACCATTACAGGATAGGCAATAAGGTCAAATACGTCAGCTTTCAAGTTCTCCAAGTGGTCAATGCGGTATTGCATACCTACCAATTGGTCTAGAGGACCTTGTGCCCACAAGTTGTCGCTACGCAAACGCCAGCCACAATGGAACATAGGCTTCTCGCCTGTCCACAATGGGTTAGGTTGTTTACGTAAAATCCACTTACGGTCAATAATTGTAACCAACTGGTTACGAAGTAGCTTCTTTGTCTCTGGGTCATAAATGTCACCCCAGAACTCCAATAGCTCAACCATGTCGCCTGTTAGGTATTCATCAGCACTACCAAAGCCGTCAATGGCTAGGTTAACTTCCTTCTTAAACTCAGGGTCATCACGGAAGTTCTGACGGAATGCCATAGCTTTGTCTACGACAGCTTTGTTGTAGTTAAGTCCGGGTTTGGTTTCAATGTCGCTTAACAAGTCACCAAAACTCTTTAACATGCGCCTTACTACAGGAGTCTTGCTAAACTCTTCTGATAGAGGGTTAAACACCAAGTCATTAGGATTGATACGATAGGCACGTGGGCCAATGTACTTGTTAACCAAGTTACCCTTTTCATCACTGATAGTGTCGCGTACATAATCATAAGTAGTTACCACGTTACCAAAGTCAATGTAGTCGTAAATTAGTTTAGAAACTAAAAGCTGAAAGTTAGAAGCTTTTAACTTCTGTTTCATGTAGTTTGTAATGGCATAACGCTTTTGTGCCAACTCAGGACTCTTATCTGTGCTTTCCCAGAAGAACCAGTTTTCAGATGGAAACAATGCCGCCATGTAGTTAGCATGAAGGTTATCACGAATCTGAGTAAGCTTAGGAGTAACCGTAGAGTTCTTCCAAGGAAGCTTGGAGTTACTGGTTTTACGGCTATCAGTTGCAAATAGATACTGGCGCAATTCTTGCTGGTCTGCTTTCCAGCTAGAACGTGCTTGGTCCCAACGGACCCACATATCAGCAATGGTAGTTGCTAGGTTATCATCACTAAAGTCTGATTGGATATTATCGTTCATATTGTCCTCGTATTAGCCGAAAGCTACACCACCAAATTTACTGTTAAATGGCAAAACGTTACTAGTACGTTTGCCCCATGTACGACTCGAAACAGGAGCCTTACAAATCTCTACACAAGCCGCTACAGCATCCTTAACGTCATCATGCTCAGGGTTGTTCATAACCAGTTCCTCTTCAAGAATCTGGCAGTTACCACCTTTGTAGTGCCAAATCTGATTGTTGCTGTAACGTGGTTCTAGGATAGAAGCAATACGCTCTTCCTTACGCATGTTACGTGGAGGGTTGTATTCATCAATAGTGAACACAATGTTCTGGCTACGCATGTACTCTTTAAACTGCTGTACGATTAGACGCTGCGCTGCAGCAACTTCACACCGTAACTTTTTAAACCGCCACTTACGAAACACTGCCTCAGCCTTTTCGTACATCACACTAATCTTGTTAGTCTTGAAACGGTCAATGTCTAAGACGTAATAGTTGTTATCTTCATCAACACCAATCACCGCAATAACAGTGTAGTCGCTGTGGTTGTTAATGGTGTATGCGAAATCCATTGCTGCATACACATGAAGTAACTTGTCACCAAAGTACCAAGCACCACTAAAGTTCTCAATTCGATTCCTTTCGTAGTAGTTGAACCTACTTCGGTCAATGAGTTGTGTCTCTACAGCGTTAGGGTTGTTGTAATACTGAGCGTAAAACTGAGTAATGTCCAAGTATTTAGCTTTCTTACGAGCCAACTCTTTAGCGTCAAATCCAAACGTTTTACCGTCAGTACGGCGCTGTTTAGGCCATAAGAACTCACCGTTACTCTCTACAACACGCTCAAATACTTCGTATACTTCTAACTCTACTTCTTCATCCTTCTCGTCATCAAAGTAGGATTCAGACATTTCCATCATGTCTTTATACAAATCACCGGGGTGGTAGCGAGTACCTACCGCCCACTCCTTAGCACCAGTAGATTCAATAGATGATAGCTGTGAGTAGAATGCCCGTACTTGGTCACGACCAGTTTGGGTGTATGCGTTATCTGGAACCACAACGTCATCTAGTACAGCTACAGAACAGTGTAGACCAGTAACGTTAGCTGTAATACCTGCAGCTTTAACTGTGGCATCACGAACACCCTCTGCTTTACGCTTAGGGTGGTCAACGCTAATTTCATCTACAGCCCAACGTTCCCGCTTACCTTCTAACTCGTTAACCATCTCAGGCCAGTAAAAGCGATAAATGTCAGAGAGCAAAATGTCTTTGACAGCTTTCAATTGTTTTTCAGCCAAGTTAGCGGTAGCTGAAACGTACAATACAGTGGCTTCTGGGTATTTCGTAATGTGGTGTGCAACACGATAGGCAATCATGGCACTCTTCTGGTGGTCACGAGGAAGTAGGACAAGCTGGTTATCCTTAGCATCCTCACGGCTCCACCATGAACACAATTCTTCATGGACAGCACCTAGTACACGGTGAGGTGCTACTAGGCGAATGAACGTAAGCAGGTCAGCTTCCGCTGCTTGTTTAACAAGCTCTTTATCAGTTACCATTTGACTTTATCGGCCCAGTATGCAGCCGACATTTTTCCTTTTGAAATGTTACCAGCGTGTCGTGCTTTGAAACTCTCACGGCGTTTACGATAGCTTTCTGACTCACCCTCTTTTTTAGGGCTACCAGACACACCTTGTTGTCCAAAGCGAATAGTCTTAACCTTTTCACCTTCTTTAGCTACAACTACGTGGCTTTTAGTAGGGTGGCTAGGTGTGCGTTTAGGTTTGTTAAAACCTGCTACACCTGCCCGTTCTAGTCGAGGGTCTTTAGCCATTATTTCATCTTTCCTGATTTAGTACGAGCAAAGCTTTTGTTTGCTGAAGAAGACTTAACACGTAGGTTAGACCGACTGTTACTACCACCTTTACTCAGTGGCTTTTTGTGGTCAACATCTTTACCATCGCCCTTGCTAACCTTACCTTCACGCTCTAGTTGCCTACGAGCGCCATTACGTTTAGCACGGTCTTTCTTTACTTCGTCTTTACCGTCATACTTTTCGTACTGCTTTTTATAATCACGTTTACCGTTCGTCATGTAAGGCATTATCGCTTACCTCCTAGTACAATTCCTAAACGAGCCATATCCCCTGCAATTCGACCTGTCTGTGGGGTAGGTATATCCTCTTCCTTTTTAGGCCGTCCTACGGGCTTTTTAACGTCTTCTGAGGCATATCCTTTGTCAGCCAACCACTTCGCTGCAGCAGTACCTCCCGGTTGCTTGGCATGTGACTTCATTTGCTGGATAGCTTCAGAGCGTAGCTTAACTTCTAATTCTTTGTGCCACTTATCAATGTGTGGCTTAATCATTGCGTGGTTACGAATCTCTAACCAATGGTCCCAATCGCCTAACAAGGTCATAGCCACAGAATACTCTGATGGGTCACGACAATCTAGGAATACTTCTTTCCATTGCTGAAGTGTATATACAGGTTTAAACTTCACATCGCTGCGAGCAAACTCTTTAAATAAACCCAGTATTACTCGCTTTCCACTTCCGTCAAGAAACTTGGTTCGGTCAACCATTCTATACTCCTTATCATACCTCGCGGTATTTGATTACGTCTTGCAACAATGCCATCTAACATCACACCGTTACTAATAACAACACCCTCTGGGCCGTCATACAAAAGAAACCCTACTTGTCTACACAGTGTTGGTTCATATACAAAGTCTTCAGTATGGAATCCCCAAGGGGAGTCATCTAATTCACATGCATCTTCCCAAACAACGTAGACAAGTTTCATTTTTTACTCTTGTGTTTAGCTGTACGGCTACCACGTTTGGGTAGATTGGCTTTTGATAGAGCTATTGCCACTGCTTGTTTTTGTGGCTTACCACTTTTAATTTCTTCTTTGATATTCTTGGAAATAACCTTTTGACTACGACCAGATTTTAATGGCATATTATTCCTTGTATAGAGTACCTAGAAACAAATTCTTTTCTGCTATACGGCGTTTGACAAGTCCGGGTAATACCCTGCCACCACCTTTTACCCACGTCATAAACTGCTCTGCAGCACCTTCCATGTCTCCACGGTTGATACGCATACGGATTTGACTACGCTGGAAATTCCCCAAACCTGCGTTGTAGGCGAAACTAACGCAAGCGTCGAATGCGCCTTGATTGCCAGCAAGAGAAGGAGCAAGTCGAAGAACACCACGTTCAAAATTAGCCACATCCTTTTTGAATAGGTCATTAATCTCTTCCTTACTCCATACCCGATTGTGCTCGGGTTTTAGCGGCATCTCTTTCCGAATCATCGGTGTGTCTTTACCTTCGACACGTGCTACAGGTAATTTAATCTGGTCTTGGTAGAGTACGTGCCCATAGCCAATGGTCCAGATGTGTGCAGGGCATAGGTAGGGCTTATTGCGACAACCCTCAAACCTATGCATTAAGTCAATACCTGCCTGACTAATTTTCATTTCTTATTGCCTTGTGAGCGTGAGCCGAACCAGAAACCAATAATACCGCCTAGCATAGCCATTTCATCTTCAGAGAAAATAATGTCTACGTAAGTCATTAGTTGTTCAAAGTTGGTAATCATGCCGGGATGTTGCCACAAATAAACAGCCAAGAATACGTTAATGGCTACTAGTTCTAGAATAAGAATGTAAGTTACCGTAGGGCGTACAGTGCCTACGTAGTTAGCAACCCACTTACTAGCTTTATCTAGCACATGTTTGTCATGGTCTAGTGCAGCACCTTGCATTTCTGCTTGTGACTGAATAGCTACTTGTTCAGTTTGGATTTCTTCAATGCGCTGTTGGGCTAAGAAGCCCTCTTTAGCCAATTGCAAGTCTCGTTCAGCAGAGATTTTAGACAGTTCTAACTCATGCTTCTGGTCTTGCTTAGACTGAAAGTAGTCCATCATCTTAGGCAAGAAAGACAGTAGTAAACCGCCTAGTGTTGAAATAAGGGATAACATTACTTACTACCTTTCGTTAATACATATACTAATTCACCCATCCAATAGAGAACATATAAACTAGCAAAGATAACTGCTGTATATACTACGTTCATAAGGTATTCTAGACGCTTTTGGCGTTTAGCTACTTCTAACCGTACACGTTCTTTTTCAGCTTCTTCTCGCCGTTGGCGGGCTTCTACTTGAAACTTTAACCAGTCTTGCCACATTCCAGCACGACCTTGGTAAATCATCATTTGCTTTAACTCAGCTTCTTGTTTCTTAAGCTGCTCTAAAGCCATAAACTCTTCTAAGTCAGACTTACCTTCACCCTTTTCGTTAGCCTTCTTTTGGATAACACTCTTGGTATCGAAGTAGTCAAACAGTGCTTGCCCTGCGTTCATAATGTCGCCAGAGTTCTGCACTGCTTCTTTAATCACTGCGAAAGCTGCATTAGCTATGGCGAGTTCTGCTAGCATGTTATCCTTTATGAGGGGGCCATAAAGCAGCTACTGCTGCTCCAACACCTACAATCCATAAAATAGGCTTAGCAACCTTTGCAAGCCACTCTAAAACAGTGAATGCACCTTGGGCTGCTTGAAAGGCTGTAACAACACTAGCAGTGTCTGCTTGTAACTTGTCAACCTTACCTTCTACTTCGCACAAACGTGCATAAATCTCTTTATGAGTGACTTCCTCAGGCATACTCACTCCTTAGGAAAACGAGCTTTAATCTCAGATACTTTAGCCTTCCACTCAGTCATCAAGACTTCGCCTCGCTGAGCTTTAAAGAATAGAGGGTCTGCTTCCTCGTTGTATGCCTTAACTCGTGCAGCAATGGCTTCTTTCTCTTTAACAGTAGCCAGCTTACTTTCGTCAATCTTAATTAAACTCATACACTGCCTCCAAACTCATTGCTAACGCCACCAACACCGTCTGTTAAGTCTTCGTATGCCACTGTCCATGCGTCACGAGCACTACGGTCAGTTGGAATGTCAGAAGCATCGACAATCTTAAATGGTTTATGAGCGGGTACATCCTTAATAGCAATTTCCATAATGGTATGTTGCTCAAGGGCTTCTGCGGTGGGAATAATGACAGCGACCACGCCGTTGTCTTGGTTATAGATGATTCGGTTCATGGGGTGTCCTTAGCGGAAAAAAGCACAATTAACTTCCGGGGAATCGTATAAAGCCGTGTTTGGCGTGTAAACAACTCCAATGTTCATTGCGCTCGTTGTTTTTGTGTACGCCACTCCAGCGCCAAGTAAAAAACCCGGAGGCGTATCATCTCGTCTAGCAAAACCAACAACCGCATAATTAGTGTCAGGCATCGCAGTGGTGAAGTTCACCGTGTAATTACCAGTGCCGTTATCAGTGATGCTCGACACGTTCCCACTCGCACGAATCGCCACAGTGCCCGTGCCGTTGAAGTTCACCCATGCTCTACATGTGTAGCTAGGAGCACTACCAGTAGGAGTAACTAGTGGAGAACTACCTAGGTTAAGTGTACCATTAACTGTAGTAGCACCACCTGAGGTTAATGTGATGTTAGGTGTAGAAGCACTCTCGTGCTTAATGTTGGTTGTTGCTAATGTACTCATTATTAACCCTCTATAGTAGGCTGTAATTTTTGTTTAGCCGCATTATATGCTGCCGATGCATTTACTATACAATCAAATGTTCCTAGATGTATTTGTTTTTTACCAACATTAATTTTGGCACGAAACTTAGTGCCCCAACGGTGAACACCTATACATCCTGTGCTATTGTTTGTTGGTTTTCTATATTGGTTGTGTTCGTTTTCTACTTGGGAAACACAACGCAGATTAACCCACCTATTGTCTAGTTTTTCTCGATTAATGTGGTCTACGACTTTTTCTGGCATTGTACCGAGCATAGCCAGCACTGCTAGTCGATGTGCTAAATACCTTTTACCGTCTAACTGAATTTCAATGTAACCGGAATTTGTAATTGACCCGAGAATATCGCCAATTTTATTTTTGCTTCCACGTCTGTTTTTTGCACAAATAAAAACACCTGTATCTGGGTTGTAAGTGGCTAGCTCTTTTAGCCGTTCTTGTGTTAGCACAATTCTCATCCTTCCAGCATAATGTTAATTGTGCCAGCGTCAAAGGTGTCTGTGCCGTTGGCTGTGGTGATGCGGACTTGGGTTAGGGTGTCGGACAATTCTTTAGACCCGCCGAGCATTACCCCTCGCTGCCCTGACAACAAGACTCCAGAAATAACCCAAATGTTACTGTTGAGTTTAGATAGAGTAAGTGCGCCGTTCATTGACGCAAGGGCGACTGTCGCCCCTGTGTATAAAGGAAAAGCCGCAGTAATCGAAAGAGACCCACTTGTCGTGTTTGCTGCGGTGGAAACTGAAGCAACAAAGTTCAAATAAGCTGCGCTTTCAATGCCTCCTGCATCGCCGATTTGCAAATAAGGCTGGCTTGTACCGCTTGTACTCACCCCACTGAACATCACAGTGATGCGCTTCACCCACGATGGGATAGAAGTGAAGTCAACAGAAGTGCCAGAGGCTGTAACAGCAGTCTCAAGCTTCATAAGAGGCAATGCACCATCACCGTCAGGAAGGGTAATGGTACGGTCAGAGTTGGTAGCAGGGGAGATAACTGTTACATTCCCTGTACCACTAGCGTTGGATGATAGTTTAATTTTACTCATGCTGCATCCTTAGGATATTTAGCTTTAACAGCAATGCATTTATCAACGTAATCTTGCACTTGTGCTTGGTCACCCTTAACAATGCCGTCAATGTAGTCGGTAATGGAGGGGTACTCTGCGGCGCGTTTCTCGGCGTAGGTCAGCGCATCGAAGGCGGCTTGCTGGTTGTGAGCGCGAATGGTCGCGGCCTCTGCGTCTGTAATCTGCACGCAACCGGGCAACCATTTCTGCGGGTCGTCACCTTCGTTGAGCCAGAACAATTCGTTGTTTGCGTTTTTGAAATGAGGCATTTTTATTCCTTAGCGAAGTTCAACCCAATAAGTCACAGCAGCGTTGACAGAGTATGTTGACCCAGACGGCACTATGGCTTGTTGGTTACTTGTATCGCCGGAATTTGTAGAAACCAGCAAACCATCCACAGTTAAACTCCTGCCTGTAAAAGAGGTCTGACCAACAGTGACCCATATAGGTCTGCCAGTTGTGTTTGTATAAGTAACACCCGCGCTTCTACTCCCAGCTACGTTCTGCAACGTCTGTCCAACACCAAGAGGCTTTGTCAACGTAGCTAATGCGTTAGCATCTACAACACCATCTTGTACCTTAGAGACACCAGTACTTCCAGAAATAGTTGTTGGCATAATGTTTACTCCTTAAACAATGGTCCACACAGAGCCATCCGGCACTGTTACAGTGACACCATCGTCAACTTCAATGGGACCAGCACTCATAGCATTTTTACCAGTCGTAATGGTGTAATTAGTAGTAACGTTTTGGCTATTCTCATAAAACACATCATCATCACCACCACCAGTAGCACCGCCACCACCACCTACTGCACCCCACTCTGCACCGTCATAACCCTCAAAGCCACCAGCATCTTCGTTAAAACGCAAGTAACCTGCTGCAGGAGAGCCGTCTCGTTCTGCTTCTGTACCAACTGGAAGCTTTAAACTACCACTGCTACTAGTAACACCAGCAACAGAAACATCAATTGCTGCTTCTTTTAATAGGGGATGACCACCTGCTAACGCACCATCGTGGACAACAACAGTATCTTTAGTGGTGTCTACGGTAACTTCACCTACCGCACCTGTGAACGAGGCATGTTCGGCTGTAGTGCCGCGTCTTAGTTGTACTGCTGTACTCATACGATACTCCCATAATCAAGTGTAGCTGCCAGCTTATCAACTGTGACAGCGTTGTTGTCAATTTGTGTAGTGCCCACTGTGTCTAAGAAAGCTAAATCACCTACATCGGCTGTTTGTAGTGCGCTATCTGCCAAACTACCTTGTGCCGCAGTTGCATAAGCCGTAGCGTCTGTAGTAGCTGCTGTACCCAACCCTAGGTTGGTACGGGCTGAACCTGTATTGGTTAGGTCAGATAGGTTGTTAGCCTTAGCTAAGTAGGTTGCACCGGGAACGTAGGCAAATTCCCAACTGCTACCAGTCCAAATCTTCATACCAGAACCAGTCTGGAAATAAAGAGCACCACCGACTAATGGGTCGCCATCATTATCTGTAGCAGGGTCGCTAGCCTTAGCACCTAGGTAGCGGTCATCAAAATTGTCATAAGCTGCTAGGGTTGATGCTAGTGCAGCTTCTGCTGCTAGCTGTGCTGTAACGGCATCATCTTTAGCATCGACTGCTACAATGGAGTAACCACTAGCTGCAGCTTCCGCTGCTTCAGCAGCTACTTTAGCATCCTCTGCTAATCCCTGAGCAGCTTCTGCTGCCTCTTGTGCTGCTTCTGCATTATCCTGTGCTAGTTGAGCAGCCGCTTCGCTAGAGGCTGCTGCTGTCTCACTTAAACCTGCTGCTTCTTCACTAGCCAAGGCTGCTGCAGCACTTGCTGCTGCCTCTGCTGCACTACTCACTGCCTCTTGAATAGCTACAATGTTATCAGCCACAGTGTTAACATCTGCAATGTTTTCTGCAACGACAATGATTGAACTATCACTTTCTTCTACTTCACCCACTGCAGGGTCAGTGATAGCACCAAAGTCATACACAACACCTTGCTGGAACGCACCGTTAAGTTCCAAACCTACAATTTCAACACTACCAATGTTGTCGTTTACTGTCAGGATGTATTCTAGGTTTTCAGATAGGGAGGCTGCTACTGGTGCGAGTTCAACTACAGTGTCAATTTCATTAGCAACAGTGATTACACTGTCAATGTTTTCTGAAACAATTGTAATTTCTTCTACATAACCATTTAGCAACCCAGTAACTGAGTCAACGTAATCTTTACGTACAGCATCTGCCGCACCTACGGGTGCTGGCAAGTTGATGATACGATAGGAACCAGCATCTAGGTTTGCTTCTAAGGCGTTTGGCCCCTCACCATCACGTGAGAGGGTGTTCTGGAAGGCTGCTTCAATCGCTTCAAAGTTGGCATTGAGAGCATCAATGCTGCCATAGCGACTCCCAATTGTGTTTAAAACTACTTTAGCCAACTGTTTCTCCATTTTTGAAAGTTGCTTAGAGGATAGTAAAACTAAACTGTTACCCTACCATTTAGTATACATCAATTTAAAGGCTGTTTAAAGGCGTTTTTAGCCCTTGTAGCACCTACCCCCTTACCTGAATCTGAAACAAGCCTTCTAGGGCCGTTTAAAGCCCTTTAAGAACGATAGTGGTGGGTGGGAGGGAACAGTGTTTTTACCTTTCTGAAAGAATAATACTAGTAAGTTACTGGAACTGATAATTTTGTGGAGATAATTTTACGGGTCTTTGCAGTATAAAACCAACCCCCCTACCCCCCTTGGTGGGGTTGCCCATGTAATACTTTAGTTTTAAGAATTGAAGAGAGGTTGAGAGAATGAATACTTTAGTATTACTAGTATATATATATATATATATATAGTTATATATAGATAGTTATATATAGTTATATACTTATATAGTAATATAACAATATACTTATATATATACCCCCATATATAGTTATATAATAATATACTTATATATAAATATATTAATATATACATATACTTATATAATTGTATGCTTATATTTATATATTGATATATATTTATATGCTCATTATTAGTATCAATATACATACCCATATACATACATGCGCGCGCGAGCGCATATATAGATACATACCCAGATACATGCTTTGTTGTTTTTATACCACTATTTTACGTGTAAGGTTGGCGTAAGGTTACATGGTTACATTCAAGGCATCGGTTCTGCACCGGGTTCTGTTTACCAGCTAGTGTGGCTAGATTGCAACACTGTAAGTTTGGTGTAAGGTTCATGTGTAGAATAGATAGCAAGCGACAACGTTGCAGGAATGCAACAAAGTTGTAAGTTTCATGTAAGAATTGGAGAGTACAATGGATAACGAAGCACAACAAGCTTTGCAACATGTATTCGGTGGTTTTGCCTTGCTACTAGTATTGGCAATCATCGGGATGATGTTGTAAGTTTCGTGTAAGGTTAGTGTGTAAAATGGGATTCAACGGCGATACGTAAGCCGCATAAAACGTATAGGTAAGCTTTGACCACGGCAACCCACTGTCCGTGCGAGTACCTTAGGGGTGGAAGTCTTATGCAGGACTGCCAAGGATGCATACGTAGGGACTACTTTATGTAGGATAAATCTACGGAAAACGTGAGTTTTCTACAGTGTGTTACTAGTAGCGCATTGTAATCAAACCCATGTAAGTCTTAACCAAAGCAAGGAATCAAAATGTCATACGAAAATCAACTGCGTGTCGCCCTGTCTCAAGCCAAAGAAGGCAAGGATATTACCCGTGAAGCGGGGCAAGGTGTGTGGGCAAATTATGTCCGGGCAACATGCTACCCAGTAGCACCACGTGACGTAGAAGAGTTGGACAGCCGCCACAAAGAATTGGTGCAAACCCTCACCGATATGAAAGAACTTAGCAAAGAGGAAAAGAACTCGCTCCGCTCCGCTAAGTCAGTGATTGGTAAGGCTGTTACTAATAACGTGGACATGTGGAACCGAGAGGATGATGGTACGATTGCCCACGAATCGGGGCAACCTATGCCTAAGGGTAAGTCTGAATTGTCTGAGTCTAAGTCTGACTTTCAGCGCCTGATGGATGGTATCAAGGCAGCACAGGGTAAG